TATACATTATGCGAAATAGGGTCTGGGCCGCGCTGAAGATGCGAGCGCGCCTTGTCTGGCTGTGGATCACCTCGTTGCTACCGTCTAGAGCCCCCACCGATACGGAAATCGCAGCGTGATCGACACCTACGACCGCGTAGACCTCGCCGGCCCCTGGGCCGGTTTTGGTTTCCAGGGCCACCACTTCTTTACACCTGAGGGCAAGACAATCGAGCCGTGTGATATGCGGTTCTGGTCGCTAACGTGCTGCATAGCACGTGAGTGGTCGTTGCTAATGGCCACAGAACGGCACTGCCGGCGAGACCTGCCGGGAACACCTACTGCCACAAGGGTTCCAGGGAGTCGCATTTCTGCAGGAAACAACGTCATCTACCTACGAGACGTGCTGCTGAAACGCAGGCAGAGCAGCCAGCAGCGCGATGACGAACAGGTGGCCGACGTAGTAGCCATAGAAGGCAACACGCGTGCGAGGCACGACGAGCCCACGAGTAGTGGCCATCTCGCCCAAGGCAATGACCGGGACGGCGAGAACAGCCCACAGGCTGCCGTTGAACCAACAGAGCGCTGCGAGCGCCAGGACGACCGGCCAAGGACTACGCACCGATTTCGCATAATAGGCCCAGCCTGCTACCACCAAGGCCATGCCGGCCCATTGGTAGTCGACGAACAACGGTGCTGGCGCAACACACAGCGTCAGGAGCAGCCAGCGGCCGCGCTGGATCGCCCAGACCGCAGCCGCGGCCAGAGCGAATGCGAGAAGGACGTTAACGGGCACCCAGTAGCCGAACGCCCATGCGTGGAACGGTTGTGCGAGCAACCCCCAGACGCAGAGCCTGCGCACCGACTTGGCTACATCGGCACCAGGCTGCGCCAGGTTGTAGGCCATCACCAGCGCGAACAGCGGGAACGCGATCCGCCCAAGCTCAGACAACACCGGCACGTAGCCGTCGTAGAAGACCTTCGCCACATGGTCGAATGTCATGCAGACCAGGGCGATCCATTTCAGTAATTCGCGTGCGCTACTGCTCATCACAGATCCCTCGTTGTGGGTCCGGTGTACGTGGTGATCTGAAACGCAGGGGATTCCGGAAAAGTGCCAAGCGAGCGAGTAGCCTTCTGGACGGACGATGAAACCGCCCCACTCTGCTGAGGCGCCTGAGGCTTAGGCTGTGCGGCCTCGGCGACGACTGGCGCCTGCTGGCCCTGTGACGGACTATGCGGCGGCTTGTACGGGTTGTACGGCTCGCCCCACCGTGCAATGTCGCGGCACACGTCATCGCGCATGAGGACCCGCGTGTTTTGCTCGGTGACACATCGGCAGCTGTTCTCGCTGGACATGCAATACATGTGCGGATCGGATACCACAGCACGATCCACGTAGGCAGGTGCTGACCACGGCACATCGGCAACCAAGGGAACGAGCTGACCGACGTAGTCTTCTGCACTGGTGACCTTCGGACGCGAAGCTGCACCAGCAGACGCAGTGCCCGCCAGCGACGGCCCCGAGGGGGCCGTCTTATTGGCGGGCGCAGCGTCTGCTTTCTTGGCAAACATGGTGTCTTGATACACGACGTACCACGCACCGCCAGCGAGCAACGCAGCGACAGGAAGGATCATCAATGCCTTTTTGACCAGGGCCGGCATCTGATACTTCATCGTGTGGACCTGCGCCGACTTGTAGAACTTGAAACACTCTGTTGGCTGTTTCCACACTTCGTAGTCGTACAACTTTTTGATGCGCGGCAACGGCGAGCGCACCTCTTCGATGATCTGGCTGTTGCGGAAAATGAATGTCTTCTGCTTGCCGCTCTGACGCAGCAGATGTTCGTGATAGCCGACCAGGCCGCGCAGGTAGGTGTCGAGGTAGTTGGGCTGCTGTGTGGCGAGAACGAGGCGCACACCATCGTGGCGAATCTTGGACATTGCCTTGATCGTCTCCACAGGATCACCGCCACGTCGGGCAGGGAAAAACTCTTGCGCCTCATCGACGAAAAGAATGGATTCTGGCGGAAGCTCCTGCCACTTGTGCGGGTCAGCCCATGGCGTTGTGCCAGGAACCGCAATGCCGTCGATGTTGCACACGTAGACGTGCGCACCCTTGTCCATGAGATAGCGAATTGCCTGGATGATGCGCAGACTCTTGCCGGAGCCAGGCAAACCGGTCAGCAGGGAAATAGAGGCGGTGTCGCCGATCATGTGGCTTGGTTCCTACGTTGTATGAAGATGCGCTCCGCGCCGCGAATGCCGTAAGCGCTGAGAATGATCGACACGCCAGCGTCGATACCCAATGCATGCACCCATGAGGCAATGCCCGCCGGCACAGCCGACCACGCATTTTGCGCGTATTCGATAATTGGGTTGTAGATGAAATGCTGCGCGGCGAAGCCGAGGCCGAGCGCTGACAGCAACCGGCCCAGCCAGATAGCGGCCTTGAGCTTGACCAGCTTGTGAACCGCATCGGCGGCGTTCTCGAAAAAATTGTTCGCGAAATCGCGGGCCCAATCGAACATTAGATGTTCCTCCCAACCACGAACATCGCAATCACTGTGCACATCGCGATGATGACCATCTTGACGGCAGCGATCGCGTCGAAAAATCCAGTCGGTACGGTCCAGCGTTGACCTTCGATCTCAACATCAGGCAGCAGGCCGCCCGTACCGCTACCACCGACGTTGACCAAATCTTGGCGCAACTTCAAACCGCTACCGGCAGACTCACCGGCCCAGATACCTTCAACAACGCCAGCATCATCGGCATTGGTAATGCCAGCAGCACGCACTGCCATGCCCTGCCCCAAAGCTTCCATCGCACAGCGGTGCTTCCACTGCTGCAACACTTGCGCATAGGCCTCCGCCTTGCACGACGTGCCCGCACACACTGGCACGTCTGAGTCAGCACACCCGTCACCCTTGGTTATCTCGTTACCATGCGTGTTGCACTCAATTTTCCACGTGAATTTCAGCTGCAAGCACTTCAAGGTGTCACCAACGCAGATGGGCGGCGTAGTGCAATTGCCGCTGTCTGTCGCACTGTCCTTGCTGTCATCGTCGTTCTTGCCTGTGCCGCTACTGCTTCCATTTCCCGACGAGTTGCCAGAACCGTCACCACTATTGTCGCCAGTGCCATTCTTCGCTGTACCAGAAGGCACGGTGGTGTAATTGGTGACGTTATAAGTGGTGCATGTGTTGTTGACGCACGTGGTCTGCTGATGGCCTTCCTTACGCTGCCAGTCGCCATCCGGCGGAGGAATCGGAGGAGGTGTTACCGGGTCGCCCTTAGGCGTCTTGCTCTGCGCTTCGGTGGAATCGGTTTTCTTGCCCGTCTCAGCGGGTTTCCAGCAGAACGTCTTGCCGGATGACGCAGTGGCGCAATAGTCGCCATTCGGCTTCATGCACCCCGTCTGACCCGACCCCAATGCGGTGCATTCCGGCGCTTTTTCCTTGGTGGCATCGGCTTTATCTTCTTGCAATTGGCTAATGTCATTGGTCGGCTTCGAAGGCGTACAGATCGACCCGTTGTAGGTGCGATCCTTCATGCCGTACGTCTTGACGCCGCCGTTGTCACCGCTAAACGAGGTTCCCTGCACCTGACAGCCAGCAATGCAATTCGATGGCGGGCTATACCAAGGGGCTGCATCGGCAAGCTTATTTGCATTGCGCGATGCACATGTAGCCTGTTCGTCGTAGCTGTAATCTCCGCATGTGTCGATAGACCAAGGCGACGCACCGGGATAAGGGATAGCTTCATATTGGCAGGTGTACTGAAACGGCCTGATGGACGGACATGACGGACTGCGGCGCATGTCGGGATTCTTCGCAACCATATCGCTGGCGAACTTCATGCAGAGCGAGTAGGCCTCGCCCTGGTCAACAGCCGCGTGCGCACTCCCACTGCACAATTGCAGCAGTAGGCCGAAGCAGGCCGCAACTACCACGTAGGCAATTCGGCGAACGACCGCACGTGCAAAATATCCGCCAAGCCCGCGCATCAGTTCCAGCCCGTGGCGCACACGTGCGCGGCGTGGATTAGAAACGCCAACACGATTAGACCTTCCATCGCTTCCTCTCCATTGAAAAAGGGAGGGTTTCCCCTCCCCTGCTATGCCGCTGATTGGCTCACTTGCCGCCGATCAGGCCCAATGCGCGAAGCGTCCAGCGACCGAGTGCAAACGCGGCCAGGATGGTGACACCCACAGCGGTGTAGGTAACGACCTTCGCAACGATGGCGCCGCCGTCGAAATCGCCACCACCGCCACCGCCACCGGAGGCGAAGGCGAAACCGGGCATGGCCATCAACGCAGTGCTACCGACGATTGCGGCGGTCTTGGCGTTGCTGACAGCCGCCTTGGCCTTGGTGACAACGGTCGACATGTTCTTGTTCATTGCTATTCCTCTATGGATTTTGGGTTGAGCAGTCCTTTAATGACTGCAAGGGTCATCAGGCCGATGAAGTAAGCGCCGCCCACCATAGCGGCCTGTTCAATGGTGGGAAGTGGTGTCGTCCAGTCCGATTGATCGATCCAGGCTTGGACCTCGCATTGCTGCGTTGAATCGTTGTATTGCGTGCAGGTCAGGATCTTTGCCATTGCCTAGCCTCCCTGCCCGCCTGCGTTACGCTGCCTGCCGCTGAGCAGGCTTGCCGGCCTGCGGATCGACCAGCGTCATGCGGCGCGCCAGTTCGACACCGAAACGGCCCGGCACCAGATCGGTGACCAAATCCCATTCCTTCACAGTGCCGACTGCATAGCCCTTGTCCGGGCCGTCGCATTCGACTTCGATCTGGATGCGCATCGCTTCGGTTTCGAGCGTGGCGCGCTGGCTGTAAATGGCCTTGGGCATGCCCTTCGAGGTGGTGACGGTGCGGGTTTGGACGGCGCTGTTAATGGTGATCTTCGGTGCGTTGCTCATGGTCTTCGTTCTCTCTGTTCGTTGGGCTTGCGTCGGTTGGGTTACTGCGAAAATCGGGCGGTACTGTGGGGTCAAGCTAAGGCCCCCCCTACCCCCCCTGCGGGGGTGTCGGTGAGGCTTAGCGATGACCGCGCGCGTAGGGTCTCCTTCGGTCCGCTCGGGGCTGACTGTCACGGTGTCTGCCTACCGGTCGCTTTAGGTCGCCTGCGAGCGAAGGCGGGTCTTCAGGGGTGGATTCCTGGCGTTGCCGTGCTGGTTGCGCGTAGGCGAACAGGCTGCGGCTTCGGTGCCTCCCAGACCGGGGGCGGTGTTGCATGGCCCGATGAGCGATCACCGGCGGTTTCGTTGACCAGTCCGTAGGGGCGATGCCCCTACACCCCGGTCCAGTGATTCGATGCTCCCCTTGCGCGTTGTTTGCTCGAACTCGGCCTGCGCAGGCCTCCGTGTATAGTCGATCGGTGGAGGCTCCCAGGCCCCGAAATTCTTCGACAGATCGACCACTCCCCCTTTACTCACGTACTTCGACACGTAGCCGGTGATATCCAATTGGCTACGCGGTGCCTCTATGCGATTGCGTCCAAATTCCTTGAACCAGAACTCATGCCAGTGGTAGCGGCTCATGAGCCGGTTTAAGTCATCGGTAGGTGCAGCTGTAACGGCGTGGAAATGCAATCTGCCGTCTTTGTGAAACTCCTGGCCGCGTGCCCACTGGATGCCGCGATGCCAACGTGTGTGCCACTGCGGGCCGTAGATTTGTTTGTTGATGCAACTGGCGAAGAATCGGAACGCTTTGTCAGCTTTCTCTTGGTGAACACCACCGGTACTTCCGGCTTCTTCGATGCGAAATGTGAGTGTCCAAAACTGTTGCCATTGCATGCGCTGTAAGAGCTCTGCATATCCACCCGCTTCGAGATCAGCACGCCGCAATCGGTGCAGACCGTCAACTTCGCATCCCATGCGTTCAGCGTCTGAAACTGCGCTCCCCCGCACTGATAGCAGGGGCTGTTCGGGTAATGGGCTAGCCTGGACGGCTGCTTCGTCATGGCTCATCGCCCTGCCCCGAGCCTACCCACCTGATGCGTTCCTCTATCAGTCGGTCTAGCTCGGCGCGTTCGTCGTCGGTTTCGGCTATCTTTTTCAGCTCGATCAGCTGCCAGAATCTCAAGTCGCCCGTGTTCATGCGCGGGCCTCGCGTAATGCCTTGCATTCGGCAAGGTGTTCCGTTGCAATCGCCTTTATTTCGCGCCAGAACTTTAAAGGCGGCGTGCGGCGAGACGGGAATAAATCGCGTTGAATAAGCTTTGATTCAACGTAGTCGAGCGCAATGCGTGCGCCACGCTCCGTGTCGGTTGGGCGGCTCATCTGCGGAACTCCATAACGCGGCAGGCGCCTTCGTTACCGTCGATGCAAAGCTGCTGGAGCGCCTCATCGCGCTGAACCTGGTGTTCAACGCTACTTGCAAAGCCCTGACCAGCGATAAAGCCAACGAGTCCGCCAATGCCAAACCCGGTAGCGCATGCCATGCAGACAAGCGGGCCAAGTTCACGGCAAAACTGGATAAATGCTTTCACGGTGTATCCCCTGCCCGGTGCCCGGTAGAACCCGCCCAACCGGCACCGGGCGGGGCCGGAGGGTGGGCAGTGGTAGCTTCTAGTACCACTGGTTAGGGACGTTACCAGCAGTTCAGATACGCTGTCAACCTCCCGTACCACTGGAAATGACGATGGACGCAAAAGAGTTGGTTGAGCTGGCGATGAAAGAGACGAATGCAAAGAGCATTCGAGAGTTCGCCAGCATAGCCAAGGTGTCGCACGTCGCGGTGATCAGGTGGTTAGACGGCACTTCTGTACCGAACTTCGAACAAGCAGCTGAAATTGCAGCGCTAGCGAAATTGCCAATCATCAAGACAGCATCGGAAGTGCGCATGCACTCACCGGAGAACATCAAACACAAAGGAATCCTTCAACGCATAGCTGCAAGCGCGCTGGGCGTCTTGCTGCTACTTGGCGTGTCCCTGCCGAGCCGGGCTGAGGCATCGAAAATCAGTGATAAAAGTCACTTTTCGACCGAACATAACGCCAACTCTC